AAATGCAAGATAGGAGATTACTAATATTAACCAATAAAACTATGGAATCAAAATGCAAATGTTGTGAAGGCACAGGAATACAGATTAATAAAGATTTACTCAAAGTAATTTGCCCATGTTGCAATGGGACAGGGTTGCCACATGGTACTGTTACTAACCAATCAAATAACTTAGACTAATTATGAAAGACTTTATTTATTCACTATTTAACCAAGAGTAAGATGAGAGAACACTTTGAGTTTCGACCAAATATGTACACCTATGAATGCAGGCACGGTAGAGGATTTACTAGAGAAATAAACGGAAAATACGAAAGATTATATTGTTTAAAATGCAAACCAGAAGAACAAATAACAATGTCATTACTACTAACTAATCAATCATAACTATGTCAGCATTAATACAAACGATTGGGCAAAAATTAAAATCGCAAAGACTTGCAAAAGGTGTTCCGATGAGAGTAGTCGCTCAACATGCTCAAGTGGCTATACCGACAATTTCAGAGTTCGAAAGAGATATAAGCACACCCTCAATTAAAACATTACATAGGTTATGTATGTTTTACGGGATAAGTTTATCTGAATTTTTTAAACTGGTCGAATTCGACCACCCTGCACAGCCTACCAAGCAATAGACGGTAAGCCTGTATGTATAGAATATAAATTAAAAGAATCTAATGGGTAAAAGAACTAGAAATATTAGGAGGGGCAAAGAATGTCCATATTGTGGACAGCCAACAGAATACAAAGATTCAGCCTGTATTTACGGCAAGTCCTACGGAATGATTTATATTTGCGAACCTTGTGACGCTTATTGTGGAGTTCATAAAGGAACTAATAATTCACTTGGCAAAGTTGCCAACTATGAATTAAGAGAAGCTAGGAAATTAGCTCATAAAGTTTTTGACCGTTTATGGAGGGAAGGCTCACTCAAAAGGAAAGAAGCATATTATTTACTCCAAGAAAAACTAGATTTGCGGGCAGACTTGGCTCATATTGGAATGATGAATCTGGAACAATGCCAAAAAGTAATTAATATATTTACTGAATATCAATTAAATAAATAAGAATATGGAAGTCAATAAAGTAAAGCACGCTATTTATTGTTATGGGATATTACCTGCTTTAGTTATGTTAAAAAATGAACAGCTAAAAGAGAATTACGATAACTGTAAAATAATAAAAGAAGCCCTTGACGAAGTCGGTTTAAATACAGACTGGTATAAGGGGAGTTCGGTAGACGAAGAAAGTTTTAATAATCTGTATCAAGAAATTTATATCCAAGCTCACCCTGCAATTGCATTAAGCCTACCTGAATACATAGAAAAATTTTATGAATTATTAACCTAACCAACCAACAGAATGAAAAAACTAATACTAATTATACTGGGTAAATTCAAACGGAAACAACCAAATGAGTTTAGAAGTATTGTGTTGAAAGGTTTCGGGGGTGTAGCCAGTGGATATGTTTGCCCTAAATGTCACGTGATGCAAGACCAAAGATATGGCTGTAGATTTTGCTAAACAACCTTGTCCGAAACGACATTTAAACTAAATTATAATTTAACCATATAAAATATGGAAAGGAACTTTACAGGGGTATTTATAACAATCGGAGCAGTAGCTTTAATTGCTATAATCATTGTTTACATGGCTTTAATGCCGCACTACAGAATTTACAAGCAGGACTTAAGAGGGCAAGCAACTCTTAGAGAGCAAACTTGGACCAAGAAAGTTGCTATAGAACAAGCACGAGCCAAGAAAGAGTCAGCTATCTTAGAGGCTGAAGCAGAAGTAGAACGAGCCAAAGGTATTGCAGAAGCTAATAGAATTATTGGCGACTCACTTAATGGCAACGAAGCCTACTTAAGATATAGAATGATTGAAACAATGGCAGACCAAGAAACTAAATTAATTTATGTTCCAACAGAAACTGGACTACCTTTATTAGAAGCTAAAAGATAATTTTACGACCCGCCTAAGTCTATAAACTGGGCAATATATGGAGAGGTAGCTTAATGTAGAGCATTGGTCATAGACTAGCTAGTCGCAAAGAACTAAAAGATGCAGGTTCGATTCCTGCCCTCTCCTTCAATTAAATAACTTAACTTTATATTATGAGTACATACAAAGCAATTACCTTGCACCCTTTAACAGGTATGCCAGAGCTAGCAACTTGGCACGATGATTATTACGGAAGACACCAATACGGAGTAGAGTTTACAAGTGATAATAAGGTTTTTCCTGCAACTAAATGCAAACAAGTTGAAATCAAAGATTATCGAACCGCAAACTCTGAACCGAACCCAGTAACAAATTTAACATCAGAAGAGCAAAACAGAATTATTATTGTTATGATTCAAAGATTACACAAAGACTTAGCAGAAAGTAAAACATAACAACACTTATTGTCAAGATGAACGATAACAAATATCAATTATATGCGTTGTATGGGGAGGAAACAGGAGTTGGGGAAGCAGAAAAAGAATTAAGTGAATCTGTGTACAAGATAAAACAAATGCTAAAGGTTCTGAAGAAATTTTTAACTTAACTTTATATTATGCACATTAAAGATATATCCAAAAAGGAGATGCAAATGGTGCGAGAGCAAATCCCTGAGTGGACGGAAAAACAAATTGCAGAGTTTATTTTTCTTAAAGGTAGGCCGCCATGCTATAAAGACGACCCCTGTAACTAAAATATAAATAACCTTATTATACTTATGGACGATAAAATAAAATTCACTCACTTAGAACAATATCAAATAGACAACTCTATCCAGAGCGTTCAAATATGGAGCAACGGGGAATCGCTAACATCAATTCGAATTCCTACTCCTAAAATTGAAATGCAATTTACATATAAAGGGATTGACTGTAAGGATTTTTCAGAGTTCTTGCGACTAGCAGAAAAACAAGCCCGACTAGAAGCGTTTAGAAAGGCGAAACAGGCTATAGAGCAATTAAGAGAAGACAGAGGGGACTGCTTGCCTAGCGACCAAGTTGTAGGATTTATGTATTGTATTGAAGCTATAGACAACCTTATAACCCAAGCAGAGACAGAATAACATTGATTTTTCTCTCATTTCGTGGTATGTATTTCTTACTTTAACTTTACACTTATGGATACAGAAGTAAGCGTAACTACTTTACACGATGAGGTAGCGGTATGGAGAAGAGAACTCGAAGTTTCAAAAGAGATAAATTCACCAGAAGTTGAAGAAAGACAGGACTATTTAAAAGAACAAATTAGGAGTACTTACGGTTATCTAAGCTATTTAGAGCTGAATTAGTTTGTCAAATGAAAAGAGTTGAAGACCAAAAAGAGTAGGGGTAAACTGGTACTTGATTAGTTTGCTTTTTTGTGGTAGACTAGTTAGATAGCTTCGGTTATCTAATATTATATAATCCAATTAAAATGGATTTCTCGAACAAAAGGTTAGGAAAATATCGTTTTGCTATATGGGCTGTAATGGCACTTATAGGTGTATCAATCCCACTAGCACTAGGTGCAGTAGGTGAAGACATTAAGAAGCTAGAAGCTCACAGGAACACTTCTGTTGAGGTTTTAAAGGTGCAAGCTAAAGAGGTTTGCGACTGGCAACAAGCGTATGTATTAGAGAAGAATAAAACTCTAACTAAAGCAGAGGACATAATCAAGAACGCAGAAGACTTAAAGAAAGTCCAAGTTGATTGTCTTGGATATGCAACCGAAATGCTAACTAATTCTTTTACCAAGACCCAGTAAGGTCTAAAACTGCTTTTACCAATGAAAAACTATCTAAAGAATCTAAAACAACGGATAAGGGACAACAAGCAAAAGAAACAGGAAGCGGAAATGTGTCTATTTTACACAAAGCTTTTTCAGTACACGCCAGCTCTCCAGTTGATGAATCAAAGGATTCTAGCAAAGAGGATTCTAGGAAGGCAACACAGGGGTATTGGCACTGGTCTGTAGCCGACAATGCTCCTTGGAAAGTAGAAGCCTTAAAACTTGCTTGTGAGGTATCAGATTGTAATTTAGATTTCATAAGAAAGATTACAGCCGAGAATGGACACATGGCTCACGACGCACAGTCTACTATACCTAGGAGTGGGTATGGCTCGCTTAATGGTTACGAAGACAGTTGGGGATATTGCCAGATGTACAGACCTGCACAAGCTAAGTACTTAGAAGACCCTAGATTTTTTACAGATAAAAAGTGGCAAATGAATCTATGCTACGAGAAATGGAAAAGCGGAACACCTATGTATGCAAAGCCAACACCTAAAGAACAATTTAAATTTATAACCTATTCTTAACTATGAAAATACTAAACTTATATTGCGGTATAGGAGGCAATAGAAAGCTTTGGGGAGACGAACACGAAGTAACTGCTATTGAATATGACCCTAAAATAGCACAAGTCTATCAAGATCATTTCCCTAATGACAAAGTGATTGTTACTGACGCACACCAGTATCTACTAGAACACTTTGCTGAATTTGACTTTATATGGAGTTCCCCACCATGTCAGACCCATTCTAGTTTTAGATACAATATTTGTGTTAGATTTAGGGGGACTAAAGCAGAATATCCCGACATGAGACTGTACCAGGAGATTCTTTTCTTGAAGTATCATTTTAAAGGGAAATGGGTCGTAGAAAATGTAAAACCTTATTATGATCCACTAATTAAACCTACTGCGGTATTACAAAGGCACTACTTCTGGGGTAACTTTGACATAACGGATATGGAGTTTAAAAAAGATAATATTAGGACAGCACAAATCCCTCAATTATCTGAATTGTATGGATATGATTTATCGAGCTACAAACTACCAAACAAGAGGCAAGTGCTTAGGAATTGTGTACTACCAGAATTAGGCTTACATATTATTAACCAATTACAACTATGAATAACTTAAAAAATGTAATGTACCCTAAGTACACTAAAGCTAAAGGCTATTTAGACTATTTAAAAGAAGACCCTAGCTTAACTAAAGAAGAAAAAGAATACAGTAAAGATTGTTTCAATGGTTCTGTTAAGTTAATGTTATATCCAGTTAAGATGAAAGACCAACCACCTTATATAACTAAACATTTCTAAGTTAAAAAATTACCACTTGCTCAAATTAATGGGTAAGTGGTAAAATTAAGATGCTTAATCTTTAATACAAGTATATGCAAGTAAAAAACAATGTCAAGCTGACTAAGCTCCAAAGGCTAGTTAAGTGGGTTTACGATACATACCCAAAGACACAAGTAAGTAATACAGAATTGTATATTCAGTTTTTAGAATGTGCTAGTTTAAAACGGACTGGTGAATCTATACCTGAATCAGTTAAGGAGTTAATGAGAGAGTTTAAACCCGAATCTATTACTAGAGCTAGAAGGTCTTTTGCTGAATCAACAGAGGGGCAAAGACGAGAAGAAGTAAATTATATTAACCAATATTCATAATGACACATGACGCTATAATGGGACTAAGTGCACTTGTAGGAATCTGGGCAGGAGTAGCAACTGGATATGTAATTTGTTATTTAATTGGAACACGATGAAAAAATCAGACTGTTGTAATGCGGAAATAAAGGTAGTACATCGTTATGCAGGCACAGCTACAGTACCTAGTGTGAATGTATATGAGTGCCAAAAATGTAAAGCTGGCTGTCAGGCTATCAGCCAGAATAGAACCACTTACCCACCTAAATATGCGGGGAGACGTATTGAACTAATTTATAGACTTACTAATAACGACCAGATTCATACAGAGATACGAGAGGCGTTGTTATTTCTTCTTAAGCAGAAAGTACCTAAGTCTTATATTGTAGGTGACGGCTTTAATCCTGGAGATGTAATTGTTATAGGAACTGGAATGATGTCGGGAAAATGTACAGTAGTTGATAATATTAATAAAAATGAATAGCATAAAAATAGCATGGCATTTCTGGAGCGATTGGGAACATAGACCCATAAAAGGAGCAATATTTAGACTTCAAGGAAATTTATTTACATTTAGTCTTACTATGAATAAAAGTCATGTAATACCATCGAGTCTTGAGCTGCATATTGGTTTAATTGGTTTTAATGGCAGGATAACATTAATGTTTATTTCTAAAGAATACGAATATGAATGAAAAACACGCACAAAGAATGCTTGAAAAACTAAAAGGGTTAACTTCTAAGTCTGCAAAGATGATGTTGCTACAAGATATCTATGCTAAAGGTAGGGAGCAAGGAATTAAGGAGTGCCAAATTGAGGCTTATAAAATTGCTCCTATATATGTTTTTTCAGACTCTCCACCGTTTGAACCAGAAACACCATATGTAAGCTATACCGAAGTCAATGAGGCACTTGAGAACCTTTTTATTAACCAGTATTACGAAGATGCTATGTATGCAGAGGGTGACGAGAACTGTAAAAATGGGACTCATTTATTAGACTCAATAGGGCTAAATGTGGGTACTTGTAGTGTATGCGGTGGAATATTTAAACTTTAAACTATGAATCAAAAGCTAAAAAAAATACAAATAGTATTTAACGACGAGGACTGGAAAGACATGAAAGCAGCACAAGATTTAATTGGCATAAAAACAGTAGCGAAAACCGTTAAGGCTTTAGCCAGGAGTTACATAGCCCATTGCACCAAATTAACACCTAAACTGTTATGTGACATCGGAGCTGGAGAATCCACCCTAAGACTTGATATTGATAAAGGTAGTGGGTTTAGGATACTTCCTAATGCTTATGTTGGGTATAGATTTCAGCCAGGCTCTATTGTGCAAATTGATAAAGAAAAATTTTTAATTGGGAACTCTAAATCAAATATTTATGAAACGCTGTAAAACTTGCAAACAACTCAATGTAAGAGAACGAAACGGTATAGCTACCTCTAAATACTGTAGCCCTTGCAAAAAAGCTAAAGAGTTAGAAAAGAAAGCCAAGCACAAAGAAACTAAAACCTACCAAAAGAAAAGGTTTAAGACTTTACACGCTAAGGCTTGGAAGCTGATTAGTCTGTATGTAAGACAACTAGGAGTTGATGAGTATGGATATAATCGATGTTATACTTGTGACGGCGAGTTCCATTATAGAGAGCTTCATTGTTCGCACTATCACCATAATAAACTAGATTTTGATTTGCGTAACTTACGCCCTTGCTGCCCTAAATGTAACACTTATATGAGTGGTAACCTAGCAATCTATGGGACTAAACTAGCTCGTGAGCTTGGAGTTGAGGGACTTGAACAACTTAGACTAGACGCTAACACTACTACCTATACAACAGAAGACCTAGAAAATATAATTAAACAGTATGCCAAAGAAAACATCTAAAGGAAATTGGCACGCCTCAAGAGTAAGCGAGCAACAAAAACAATCTAGGAGAAGAGATTACGAAAAGAACTTTGGAGGGATTAAGAAAGCTAAGCTAACTCCTATCGACATAAGCAAACCTAACTGGAGTATAAATGATTAGACTAACGATAACCGATTGGAGCGATACACAAATGACAGAACTCAAAGCTCTGTTCGATTACTGTATCGATAAAGAGTACGACGCTAAACTATCTTTTGAGAAGATAGAAGACGAACCTATTTCTTAAGTTCTTTTTCTTTTGGCATTTCCTCAACTGTTAAAGCTCTTAACTGTAAATCAGCAAATAAAGCGTTTGCGTTGTTTCTTAGTACTGGTTCTAAATTGTAACCGTCTTTTTGGAGTTCAGCCATAAATGCTTTTACTTTTTCTACTGCTTGTTCTTTTGTCATATTTACGATTTAAAAAATAATCTAACTAAGTTAATTGCGTTACTTACTAATACAGCTTTTGCTGCTAAGTCTACATCTTCGCTTTTTTGTAGGTCTGTTAAACCTTTTTCTATGTAAGGATAAATTACAATAATAAAAGACCCAAATGAAATCCATACACCTCTCATCCAAGACTTCCAGTTGTCTGTAGTCATTTTTCCTCTGTCATTCATACTATGCAAAGTTAAATTTTATTTTGTCATCAGTATTTAATCGTGTCCAGTATATCATAGGCAAATAGTTCGATAAAGTCATTTCGTAGTCGTAGTAATGTGTTCTGTCTGACTCTGCAAAGTAATGACCGAATACATGGCATAGTTCGTGTGCTATAGTAGCCGCAAATCCGTTAATCATCCCTCTATCCTTTTCGTCTTCACAAGTTAATCTATCTCTATCTACTAGAATAGTTCTTGAAGTCTTAATAGCAAATCCGTTTAGACTTTCACCCATAACTGAATCTAAATCTTTTAAGATATAAATATTTACTCCTTTCTCTACGGTTGCTCCTTTACCTTGCTTGTCGATGTCTAGGTTAGTCTTTTTAAGGGGTTGGAACTCTAAATTGATAAACGGTAAGAAAAACCTAGTAACATCTCTTACAGCTAATCTGTACGCTTTTAGCTCGCTCTCAGTTATGGTGAATCGATTGTAATTCATATACACTTTAACAGTAGGGATTTGATTTGCTTTTCTTAGGTATTCTCCTAGTACATATTGAGGTACTAATCGGAAAGGGTCTGACCAATCCATAATCAGTTTAGTGTCTTCACAATATTTTTGTGTTCCGTTATCTTTGAACCAGTCTGGCAAACTCATAGGTAATAGTTTAGGTAATATTTCTTTCATGTATATGTTAGGGTCGACAAAGTTTTCAAAAGCTAAGTCAGCTAATGGTGTGTTAGGTTTTCTTATGTCCCAATGGACATGATCCACCGTAGACAAATTACCTGTATTGCCACTAATAGCGAAAGAAGTACCTGCTTTAATGGTAGGCGTGTTTACTTTAAACTCTGTATTGTGCATAAATCTATGCATATACCCTAGTTTGTCTTCACCGTAGACAGTAAGACCTCCTTGTGGACCGTTCTTATAAGTACATTTAAACAAGTCTACTGGAAATTCTAAGGGAGTTTTCTTAGAAACTAAATCAATCCCTAAATGTTTATCGTTATAGTGAGTCTTAACTCCGAATCCGTAACCTCTCTTTGGGTCGAATTCTAATTTTGTGACTAGCATTTGACTTTTAGTTAAATTGGTGGTAGTGCTTTAGTATATAATTTTGTATTATGGAGTACCTTATTCTTTTCTGTGTGATTGTCTTGGGAGTTGCCATTGGTGGCGTGCTTAAAGACATAATTATTAATTTACTTACTTAATAGTTTTTTAAGGAATTCTAATTGTGTTTTGGTTAGGTCTTTTTCGGTCTTTCTTAGTACCCCCTTAGTGACTACATCTACAGCAGTCCCTACTGGTCTATTGAAAGCGTCTATCAGTACTGCCCCTTTTTCGATTGCTTCCCCAGCTACGCCTGACATTTGGCTTTTAAGCGAACGACTAGGAGCGATCTTTAGAATGTCCTCTAGTATATTACTTAACTCTGTTAGCTTGGTAATTTCTGATAACTTCTTGTCTGCTAATTGGGTTTTATTAATCTTGTCAGAAGCTCTCAATATCTTAGTTATTACCTCTTTCGCTTTTCGGTTGTCTCTGTTAAGCAGCCTGCCTGCAATAGTAGCAGCGTTAACATCTTTCATCGATTCGGGAGTGTATCTCTTGTTGCCAACTGATTTATTAAAACTGCTTAATGCGTCCTCCAAAATTGCGTATTCTTTTTGTAGCTTGCTTAACGTAGGACTAATTTTGCCAGCTTCTTTTTTAAGTCCGTTTCTAACTATCTTAGTTAATGATTCCGCTTCTGATAGTTTGTTTTGTTGTTTTCCAAGTTTAAGACGCTGAGCTATTCTGTCGCTTTCGTCTATAATAGATTTAGAGCTTCTAGGTTTAGATAAAAAGTTTAATGTATTTTGAAGAATCGACCTATCGCCTTTTGAGGCTACGCTGCCCCAATTAGATACCTTGTTACCGTCTAAAACGACCCCTTTATTTTGAAGTTGTCTTGTAAACTTATTTAGGATAGAGCTAGTATCAACAGTAGAACCAGTATCTCTAACAAGAGTTTTCTCTTTGCCGATTTTTTGACCTATTTGAGCCTGCTGTTTAGCAAGTTTTTTAATTGTATTAGTTAAATCCTTCCCTACAACGGGTTCAAGTGGTCTTGGTGAGTTTTTATTTGTAACAGCATCTTCCGCATATCGAAGCATTTTAGACATTTTACTTTTAACCTCTGGCGTACTTCTTTTCACTAGGTTCACATACGCAGGTTGAAGTCCAATAGACGGAGCTTCTTTTTTTGCTTGAGTAGTTGCTTTAATAGCTGTCCTTTTGACTGATTGGCTAGTTGCAAACTTTGGGTCAGTTAATTCTTTGAAAGCTGTTTTTGCTACTTGTGGTGCTGTTGTAGCTACTTTCTTTGACTGATTAGCTATTACAGAGGGGATTGCTTTGGTAGCGTTAACAGTTGTCCTTGCCCAGTTCGGTAACAAAGTCCCTGCTACAGCCCCTAATCCAGCAGCTGTACCTGTCGAAGAATTTATACCTCCTTGCTTTAGAGACTCTATGCCTCCAGATAAAAGACCTTGTTTCGCTCCACCTAATAACCTTTGAGCGACTCCTGCTCCTTTCTCTAGTTTGCCGACTTTAGATGCAGGTATAGCAAACTGAGCTACGTCGCCAGTAAATTTTCCTATACTTTGCCCTGTAGTAGTTGGTTTAAAATTCCCTTGTTGAATTAATCTTGTACCTACTGCTTGATCTTGTAGTCCCATTCTGTTTTCTAACGATTTAGGCAACAAAGTTTTTAATGTCCCTCTAATAGCTGACTCTCCTAGCCCACTAGCACCGCTTACAGTTTCGCCTGCACTCTTAGCTAATCCTACGCCAAAGTTTTTAACACCTGTAAGAACTTTAGATTTAGGTTTATTTTGTTTAGCTAATTCCGCTATAACAGTTTCGGCTGATTTCGGTTTAGATTTATTTTCTTTTGCTAATTCGGCAATGATTTGTTGTGCTGTTTTTGCCATAATTATTTAATGTTAGTTATAATCCCTGCTTTCTTAAGTTGTTCAGAAGTTACAGTTTTGTTGTTAATAGCTTTTAGGTATGCTTCTTTGTCTTTTTGGCTTACACTTTTGGCAAATGTTACTTGTTGCTTCTTAGGAGTAGAAATAGGCTTGCTTGCACTGTTGCCTCTATCTAGTACATTTTGAGGGACTATGTCGTAAGGATTCAATCCAGACTGTTGAGCCTGATCGGTTATGTACTGTAAGTCCTCGTTGTAAATATTTCGTTTTTGTTTGTAGACTTGTCCCATAGCATCAAGAATATTTTGTCTTTGTACTTTAGTGAGCATCCCTGTCCCTGCTGCTGCTTGTCTCCATTTAGAAGAAATTGACTCTAAGATAGAAGCATTGTTTTGAGCTGTCTTAAATTCACCTTCTCTGACTACCGAAGTAGGGTCGAGTACTTTCATATATGAGAATATTAACGCTTGGTCTAAGGAAGGGTTTTTATGATTTACATCAAAGCCAGCTAATAAAGATGCTCCTTCGTCTAAGGTTCTTACTTCTTTAAGAATTGGTTTAGCTTGGTCAGTCAGTTCTTTCCTTGAAAGCCCTGGCATTACTCCAGTAGCTACATACGCTTGAGTTTGTTCTTTAGTAAGTCCTGATTGAGCTGCCTCCGCTCTTCGTTGTAGAATTTCAGCGTTTCCACTAGGAGCTGACCCGACATTAGTTTGTGCCCCACTAGATATACCAGAAATTAACGATCCATTACCACCTTCGTTTTTATACATTTGAGCTACAAATGCTTCTTTTTCTGCTGGAGATTTCCCTAGCCATTCTTGGTCAGATATAGCTACATAACTCCATCTTGGTTTACCTCCTTGGGTATAAAAAGCTTGCTTGTTAGAAGCTTTTGCAGCTGTATCTAACGCTTTGATTGAAGTAGCAACTCCGTCACCGTTTAGTCTAGCTGTAAATAAGTTAGGATTATTAGGGAAAGGGTCGCCTTTTGTATAATCTACTCCCTCAACTAATCCTAAAGTCTTAGCTACATCAGTAGTCATTGCGACTGGATTATTATGTCGGTCAGTTCTCATTCCATTTTGACCACTAAATCCACTAGCTGCACCACTAAACCCTGTAGAACCACCTTCAACTGGGATTCCTCCGCTAGTTCCACCTCCTAAAGTAATAAACTGTCTACTTGCTTTATCGAAGTAACCTGCTGGCTGTAATTGAGTTCCGAATTGGTCATATTGAGCACCTACATACTGAACATTAGCAGGGTCGCCAAAGGCATTAGCTAAATCTCTTGTTATTTCGTTACCGTCACCGTCAGTTACTCGTCTACCATACTCATCATAAACAAATCCGTCTCCTATAAGATTAGTGACTTTATCATCTATTTTTTTCAAACTGTTAGTAGTAAACATTTCTGTATATTTGTCTAGCATTTCTATACTTCTAGCGTCTCCGTCAATAGCTGCTTGTATCTTGTTTTGTTCAAGAGTTGCTTTAGAGTCTAATTCGAATTGGTCTGCTTGTGCTCGTCTAGTTTCAACATTTTGTCTCATTGCTGAAATAGTTTCTGCGTCAGCACCTGCTAATTGAGCTTCGTATAACATAATCTCTGCAGCTTTCGTAGCTTCAATAGAGTTGATTGTGTCAGTTAAAGATTGGTCAATTTCATTAAGAGCTTGCTCACCAGTACTAGAAGTCAAAGAACCTCTAGCACCTAGTAATCTTTCTTGTACAGAAGTTGTTTGTTTAGCTTGTTCTCTTGCCCTAGTTCTCATAGGGTCGTACTTAGTTTCAAGAGTGTCTGCATAAGTACCAGTTTTGTTTTGTCTTTCACTTGCTAATCTAGCTTCTTCTGTAGCTATTCGTTTTTCTTCTGCTGCTATTTGGTCTCTTTGTGCTTTAATTAAAGCGTTTGTACTAGCTTCTTGCTGTGTGTAAGCATCTGTTTGTGATTTGCCTAAGTATCTAGTTGTAATCTTGTCTATTTCTTCTGGCGTAAATCCAGAATCTTTATATTGTTTTTCTACTATTTTTCTAGCGATACTATAATCTAAAGGGTCGTAATTCCCAATATCAGGAGTCGTTACTGGAGCTGTTTCTGTTTTAACCATTTCTGGAGCTGTAATTTTAGGCTTTTCTAATTGGGCTGTCCTTGCGTCATAAGCTGCTGTTTGTTGAGCCAAAATAGCTTTGTCAGAAGCTGAAACTGTCGGGATAGTTGCTTTTGTATTCGTTCCACCACCTAGCCATTCAGGAGCTGTTGATTTAGAAATATCTACTGTTCGATTTGACCTTATAGGGTCTGCTAAACTAGGATTGGCAGCAATCTTAGCCTTATTTGAAGCAACATTCGCTTTTACATTAGCTGCTGCTCTGGCTTTTTGTTCTGCTGTTTGTGTATTGGTTACAGGCTTTTTATTAAGCTCTGTCCTATATTGGAATGCCATAGTATTATTTATTTATTTTATTATATCAGATTATTAGATTGTTTCTAGTAGTATTCAGTTAGCAATAGGATTCCATCTCCACCGTTAGCACCATCCCTACTCCCCGAATTCTCATAAGCTCCCGAAGCACCTCCTCCATAAGAGTAACCAGCCCTAGCATTATAATCGGAATTACGAGAACCTCCCACTGAACCACTTAAAAATGAAGCTCCTCCAAATCCTGCATAGTTAGACGAGTCACCAGGACCACCGTCTCCTCCTTGGATATTTAAGTCTCCACCCGTTGCAGTACCGCCAACTCCACCTACAAGTGCAGTAGCAGCTTTCACGCCACCATTACCAACTATATTGCCAAAAACTGTATTTGCCCCAGAACCGACATTAGCTAGTGGAGTAGAAAAAAGTCCACCCCTGCCTATAACTACTGTGACTGGTGAAGTTATTTCTGTATAAGCTAATCGTTTTCTAAAATACCCACCTGCACCACCTCCACATGATGCCTCATTGGTTACACTTTTAGACGCTGCACCTGCTCCAACCCCTTCTAAGTCGATATATTTAACGCTTGTGCTAGGAGTATAAGTACAACCTATTCCGAGCCACCCATTCCCTATAGTTTTATCATTTTCAGCTACACCACTAGCATTGGTTACTTCAAAGTAGTTTGAACCTACGCCAGTAATAGTAAATCTTCCTTTATTGCCAGAAGAAAAATTCTCACCTTGTACATCTATTATATCTCCAGTTTTTAATCTGTTCGTATTTATGACTGGGTCTGTACCAGTTGCATCATAAGTATATCTATAAGTCGTTCCAGAAATGTTGGTAACATCAAATTGAGTTGTGGAATCACCAAGATAAACCGAACCAGTTTGTAAATATAAAGCTCCTGACCCTATCGTTTTATTGCTTTCTACTACACCACTTGCATTTGTAATCTCGAAATAGTTAGCACCTGAGCCTGTAACAATAAAACTTCCAGTATTGGCAGCTGTAAAATTAGTCCCCATTAATCTAACTACTGTACCGATAGGACAAGTTGTAGCTGAAATCAAAGGGTCTGTACCTGTACCGTCATAAGTATACCTGAATGTAGTCCCACTAGGATTAGTAATGTCGAATTGAGTTGTACTTGAACCAGAAACCGTTGAGTTTACTTGAAACTTAATCAGTTTAGGGATAACTGAAGGCACATTCATTACTTGGAAACTAGTACCGTTGTATTTTAAATCTACTAAAGCTCCACTAGGTAATATTCCAGCTGTAATAACCGCTCCGCTTGCGTCAACGATACTCTTAGCACCTAATCCGTTAAAATTAATAGTCGGACTAGCTCCGTTAGTTTCGTCTATTAAAACTGTGAATCCTTGACCTGTTGCGTAAGCTGAAGGTGCTGGAGTTACTGTTGCTGCGTAAACTGTACTTGAACCTGCTGTAGTCCCTGCGTAAGTGTATTTATTGTCTTGAGCTAGTACTGCTAGATTAGAAGGGACAACTGAAAGTAAAGCTCCTGTTCCGCCTGTGTCCGTACCTGCGTTGGCTTCTGATTGAGTTGCTATTTCTACTTTACCTGCTACTGTTGTTGAAGCGTTCGGAGTTGCTGAACCTACTCCTAAAGTTTGCCAAGCTCCACCTGTGTAAACTTGCTTAAGACCACCGCTCACTACTTCGTAACCTTCTACTGGAGTTGGTACTGCTACATCTCTTGCTGCATCGTTAATGTAAACTGAACCGCTACCGTCTAAAACTGGAGTTCCGTCTGCTTTTGAATTTACTGCTGTTTGAATGTCTTTATATATATTAAAAGGGTCTGACAGCACTATTGTTATACCTGAACCATGAGGCAATCCTGCGGAAGTCGCACCGTCATACAAGGCAACGCCACGAACTACTCCAGTTAATACCTTAGTAGTTGGATTCCACCCTGTACAAGAAATCACTTCTGGGTTATCTGGATCTAAAATTGAAAAGTAAATAGTTTCTCCTCCTGGCGTGTAACTTGGTATACTAGATAAAACTATGTCTGCTGTTTGCACTGCTGTTATCGGACTAGCTAAAGTAGTTTTGAAGTAGGTTTGCTTAGGGATATTTGTTAAATCTGCCATATTATTAAATTAAGATATATATTCATTTGCGTATTGGTCGACTGGTCTAGGTTGGTAATAAACTACTGCTGCTCGGTAAATTACCCTAGCGTCTACTTGGTTATTTCTAAGCATAATTTGTAGTTTTTCTACATCTTGGAAAACATCTATTCTTTTGTAGAAAGGCACTACTGCAATATCTCCTGTGGCTGTATCTAAAAGACCGCCTAAAGGGTCAGTTCCTAAACTAGAAGAACCTAAACCACCTAATCCTGTGCCTGCTGTGTTACTAGAATCTATTGTTGAAGTTATAATCGGAGTAGAAGTGTTATCGTTAGCGTATAGTTCAACAGTCCACTCTGCATTTTCAGATATGTAGCCATAAATATCTATATACCCAATATGTTTTTGAATCCCTGGCAATCCGAAATCTGTTCTTTTAGTTGCTAATCTTGAAAGGATTGGAGCTCCGTTATCGTTACGACCAACAAACAATTCCCATACTTTATCTAAAGAAGAATCTCCAAATAATAAATGGTCATCACCGCTTGAATCTTGGTATAAAGTCCAGTCGGTAGCGTTCACGCCTGTGAAGTAAGTCCAAATTGGGGAGTCATAATCTAAATGTTTAAGTAAACAAATTTGTCCTAAACTTGTTTCAGCATTCCAAATAGCATAGTTTTTAAGGGGATAGAATGACGAATTAATAGTCGCATAACTAGTGATTGTATCGTATAAAGACTTAATAACTTCGCTTTCTGGGCTACCAAAGTAAGTATTAGTTCCTATTTGTGTTTTAGCTACTGAGAATACACCGTTACGACCAGCGAAAAGAATCTCATTTAAATTAGTTCTCATTATCGCTCGATTAGATTCACACCCCGAATTAAAATCTAGAGTCGTTCGTTCTAAACTTGCAAGGTCGATTGAATAGACTCGGTTTCTTTTAAAGACTACTATTTGAGCTCCTAAAGCTAAAGCTCCTGTTACATTCTCGGAGTTGCCAATATCTATATTAACTGTATTGCTAGTGTCGTATTCCCATATGTTAGTTGGAGCACCTGCAGATAAGTAGCCTAGATTCGGGTCTGCTGCTGTACCAAAGAAAGAGACAAAATCATTAGAAACTTCCATTATTGAAGCGTTTACAACTGTCGCTCCTGGTGCTCTGTCTGTGAAGGTAGCGTTATCTGTCGAAGACTGAGGAGTATTAGAACCGTTCTCAATAAGAATCGTCCCTCTATAAACTACTGAGTCCCAAGGTGTGCTATTGGTTAAATCTTTCCTAGCTGTAAAAGTACCGTCATTATAAGTCGCTCCCTCAGCGTAAGAGTAAAGGTCGTCATCAGTTCCTACAGTTAAATATCTAACATTAGCTTGGGTTTTCCAGAACCTCAAAGAGTGTACTGAAACACCAGAACCAACATCAGCTCCAAACTGTGCTATCCCTTTTCTGTTTTCCCATAATCCGTCCTCTCTCCTAATCATATTAAGAGTATCAGACCAATGATTGTCTGGGATTTCCGTTGGGAACCCTGTATTCAGAGTCTCCATTCCCGAGAATATTAATGTTGAATAACCTTTAGCCATTAATAATAGTTAGGATATACTGCCTTGTCTGAATAGCCCCATGCTCTCGTTCTTTCGTAACCGAACCTTAAAGCGTGTCGGTCATAGCCCTGTCTAGTTGCTTTGATTTTTCTGATTAAATCGTCATACATTGCCTTATATTCTGCTGCTTTTTGTTCAAATCCTATAATTCTTCGGTTAGTTATGTATACAGCGTATAAAACCATTGCTTCGTCATAGTCTACTGGCAAAGGTGAACCAACTGAATCTGTCATTTCTGGCAAATATCTTAGATATGGGAAAGTAACTGCGTAGCTTGCAGCTGGAGTCGGATAGAATCCTAGCTTGTAATCATCACCTTCTTTTCTAATATAGTAATAACAAGGTTTCCCTTGATTAGTCATGTCAAATCTTTGCAACAATATATTGTATTGCTCTGCTTGAAGCGGTGTAGAGTTGTCAATTTTAACTGAATCTGGTTCACCTACCTTAATAAAGTCTGCTGGCAAAGTGTACTCTTGCGTGCCTGCGGAAGTGTTTACTACAACTACTTCTTGGTTTTCTGGTAATCCATAAACAGAATCTTCTTGAATCCGTCTTAATGCACGATTTAGATTTCTTTGCAAAAGAGCGTTAGAGTTGACTGCTTTTTGAGGGTCATACTTTAACTCATCTACTAAGTCTGATACTAAATTTGCTAGTGTAGTCATTATTTCTTTTTAAATATTTTTTTAAGTCCTTTTAATGCTGTTTTCTTCTTTGCTTTATTCTCCATTGCGTAATAAACATTTTTACCTTCCTTAGCTCCGTACTCCTTTTTAAGGTTCTTCATTAATTTTCTTTTGATTGGCATAGTTCTTAATTAAACGATTTCTTTGACCTTACTTTTGCGACCTTTCGTAAATCTACTTTCTTTGGTTTAGTTTTTGCCTTTAGTTTTATTTTTAGTTTTCGCATATTTCTGCTTGGGTTAATTGATTATATATATAACTTGTAGTCTTATTGATTTCCTTTATTCCGCCTAATATCTGCAATGTCACATTGAGGATTCCTAGTAAAATTAATATTGTTAGGAATGTTAGAGCGTAATATTTAAGATTTCTTTCCATGTTTTTCAATATAAAGTTCTATGATAGTACCAATTCTTGTTAGCTGCTTATTCATTTCTCCTAATTCTTTATTGATTTTTTCTATAATAAGTCTAGTTTCATTTTCTACTGTTTGGATTTTAAATCCCAACTCATCTATATGTTTCATAGTTTCTTTTTTATCTTCTTCTCTAAGTTTTCGGTTTTCCTTAATGGCTTCTGCATTTGACTTACTTAAATTCCAGTTGGCATTAAGGTATAAAACTCCACCGATTATTGAACCTAAAACAGCAAACACCGCTGAACCTATTGCTATACCATCTTTAATTGAAGTTATATCCATAGTATTAAGCTGTTATATTTTCTGCGTCTCGTACTGCCTGGATTGGGTCCCCAGGAGATGCTGCTGGGTCGATAAGCGGCGTTACTGTTCCTATGATAGGTTCTAGGTTTGCAGTTGTTGGCGTTGGTCGTCTCTCGATACTGTACATATACTCAGCATAATTGTTGCTAGGCGTAACTGGATCAAGGGTAACTCTGTCTAAACTAAGACCAGTCAGCCATGCAGCATCTCCGTTGTTAAATGTACCTAAGTTAAAAGGTAATTGATAAGTTGTTTGTGCCATATTGATTAATTAAATTATTTTTTAAATACTTTTGATATAGGTGCATATATTCGTTTGCCACTTGTTCGTTCTAGTGTGACCTCAATCTTGTTAATAGCGATCACTTTAAACTCTTCTTTAGTCCCTATAACCGTAATCTTGTCTCCGATTTCTGGTACATAGTCGGTATTTCTAAGTTCTTTTTCTGGTTTTTTAATTTGTTTGCCCATATTATAAAGTTATGCTAATAAACCTGCGTTTCTAAGTGCTTTTACTACTTGCCCTATTGTATATCCGTCAAAAGTTGCTGTATCGTTAGCAATTCCCGAAGTATTAGCAGTAAATGTAGCTGCTGCAATTCCAGTAGTAGGCTGAACAATAGGTGTTGCATTCCAGAAACCAATCTTTTGAGTTGTACCTGTACCAATCTTAGTACCCGTTGTTGTATTAAATACAAAGTTTTTAGCGTCAGCCATTTGTAAACCAGTTGAAACAAAACGACCGATTTCAACTGAGTCTACCGAGAAACCAGTGACACCTGTTTCGAGCCACATACCAGTATCATTATCAGCAGCAGTTGTGTGTTGTGGTGTTGACGCTGTTCCTTGTACCCATCTCATAGATGCAAGTTGGAATCTAAACCGTTCTGTTCCGCCTAAAGTAAGATTAACCACACCAGCAGCACTTGAGTACCAACCTGAGTTTGTTCCTGCTCCTACAAAAGTCAAACCAGCGATAGATGCTGTACCTCCGTATACCAGCACTTGACTGTTAGTATTAGGAGTCATTAATTGACCTGCTGCTGTATAAGTTGCTACTGCTCTAAATCTAGCATTTGAATCAGTGCCTTGGTTAATATATGTTCTTGCGACTGTATCAACCGTTGCGTCAGTATCAGTAAAGATTGCACTTGAAGCGAATACATTGCCTGTTGCATCTGCTGGTACAGTTGTGCCTGCTCCGATAAAAGCACGGTAATTTCCACCTGCTAAAGATGTCTCAACTTGAAAAAATCCAACACCACCTGTCACCGCTTCCGCACGGAAGTTAGGCATGATAGGCGTATAAAGTCTACCCTTATTTACTCCTAATACATCTACACTAGCCCCTTCGTTTACTACTCTCCATAATACATCTGTGGATTCTACTCCATCTTGTGCGATAGTCTGAGTAATTCGTTGCATGTAGTATTGTACCTCGTTTTGTGCATCTGAAAGAGCAGAAATACCTGTTGTATAGATAACATCACCATCAGTAGAAGCCTGAGACAAAATACGAATTTGTGATTCTAGTCCGCTAGATAAACTTGACGCTGTTTCAAGTTTTAGTGATTCTTCAAAAGGGAATGCGGACATTTTATACTCAATATACTCATCACTTGCAGTTCCTTGTACTAAGGCTATATTGTTCCCATCTACTGTGACTGAAGTAGTGAACGAACTATCAGTCGAAATAAGAGATGCCCCATTCCCGTTAGTTAACGACCCTACCTCTACAACATCGAATAAAGACATTCGCATAATACTATCCTTTGTCGTAGCATCGGATTCATACGCTTCTAAGAATACTCCGTTAGTAATTGCTTGTGTTACACCGTCTGTTTCCCACCCAGATATACCTCCGAAACTTCCAGAATCATTATACTGTATTTGTCCTGGAGAACCTCCTGGACTTCCACCTCCACCGCCTGCTGAAGCTACGTCAGAAGTTGCTAATTCGTTTGGCGATGCAAAACCTATTTGAACACCGACAGAAATATTAGAACCACCTACTCTAATAAGCCTGCATTTGTTAAGGTTTACTCCTCTAAATTTATAAACTCCTTGCCCTAAAAGTACTCCTTTGCTTGCAGTTGGGACATTACCGTCAAACAAAACCCTGACAGAAGAGGCTTCGACTATTAAGTCTACACCGTCTAAATTAGTAGGGAACTCTACAGTTGTAGACCCTGCTGTATTTATTAAATCGTACAATGTAGTTGCTGTTGAGGTAACAGTTACTACTGATGCGTTCGCATTAGGAAGTGAATATATAATCATTGTTCTAAGTTAGAAAATCCTATTTGTACGCCCACCGTAACATTACTACCGCCCACTCTAATTAATTTACATTTATCAAGATTATTAAAAAACGGAGTCACCCCTGCCCCCACCAAAAGACCTTTGCTTGCTGTTGGAGTGTTACCGTCAAAAAGAACTCTGAATGTATCAGAGCCTTCGTTTGAGAATAGAACATAATCTAATCTATCTTTGTCAGCTAAAATCTCAGCTGACCCTGCTGCTTCTATTAAGTCGTACAGACTTGTCGCAGTACTAGTAATTGTTATTATCGAAGCGTCTGCGTTTGGGAGATTTACTATTTGCATAAATAAGTATATCGCCCTTTTCTTAATATTATTCTACCTTGATATTAGTAACTCTACAAGACTTTTTTTGTTTAAACATGCTTTCATTTCTGATTCTGTAAACCCTTTAGATAAACCAAATTCTTCTATTTCTTTTCGTGTCTTAGCCTCTAGTTCTTCTGCAAAATCGTTTCTAACTTCTAGTACTTTCTCGTCAGCTGTTAGTACTTTTGGTTTCTCTCCTATAACTTCGTGCAACTGAGAGTCGAATCTGAAATCTTTAATTTCCATTTCTTCGCCAGTAGCTTTGACTTTTACTAATAGAGTTTTAAATTCTCTTACTTTTTGGTTTCCATAAGGTGTCCAAATTTCCATATTGTTTAATTAAATGCTAGATAAAACCTCCCCGTAAGGGAAGTTCTACTAATCTTTAAGTAGTTGAAGTACCTAGAGAGTATACTGTGAATGCTGCACTACCTTTAGCAGCATTAGTACAAACAACTAAGAATTCCTTAGAATTGTTTTGAGCGACCGTCATAGTACCTGACAACGTAACTCCTGTACCTGCTGTAACCGTGATAGTTTCTGCTGCATCTGCTGTATTACGGATAGTGAATACAAAACCACTTCCGATAACAGGATTTAGAAGTTCTAAAAGAGCTTCTGCAGTAGGTGTAACGTCAGAACGCCCACCACCGTTAGGGTCACGAAGGATAAAGCCTCCTGTAACTTGTGCTGCTGTATAAGTTACCGCTGCTGCTGTGCTTATAGTTGAAACGGTAACATTATTCAAAAGAACTCCGTTAGAACCGTTTATAGGGTTGCCATCAACTAAGTATTGAGCACCAGGGATAACATTTACATTACGATTGTAAATTTTTGTAGCTGTAATTTTAGTCATTTTGTGTTTGTTGTTAAAGAATTAAACAGGAGGGGGCGACTAAACCCCCTCACTTACCGAATTAACCAAGTAACTTAACGTCTACTGTAGCTTCTGCACCGTCAGTGAATGTTTTAGTTCCATATAAGCTCATAGCTTTTACGAATACACCCATTCTCTTTTCAGCATCAGAAATCTTAATTGTAGGTTGATTTTGAACAATCATATCGATTGCACCTTTTCGACCAAACAATAAATCTTTAGTGTTAAGTGTAGAGTTCCACACGTCACCAGCTGCTGTTAGTGTTTCAGTTCCAGCCCATTGTCCACCTTTTCTAGTAACTAGTAAAGTGTTAGCTGTGTCATCATTTGTAGCAGAGAATAATTGAACATAAGTTAATAATTCACCTGTGAAAGCAACACCATTAGCTGTAGTAGTACCAGGAGCGTTGATTAATGCTGCAAGATTAGCTCTTGTTGCATCAGCCGAACCACCGATTAATACATTACCTGCAGTTGACCCGATAACAGATACAAAAGTGAATGTAACTGTAATTGAACCTGTAGGATAAGCAGGAGTTTTAGGCATACCAGTTAAGGTAAGAACTACTGTGTCTCCGTTAGTTGGATTAGTTGCAAGTCCAAGAGTTCTTGAAACTGTGTAGTTGTTAGATAGGTATAAATCCATACCGTTATATCTAATCATGTTTTGAGTGAAACCATTTCGAGTAACATCGTCACCGTAAGAAGTTTCTCTAGCTCCTACTTGTGTAGAGATTACTGAGAAAGTTACAGGGTCGATAACACCGTAAAGATTGTTCAATTCAATGTTTTGAGTAGCTAGTTTTTCCATTACTTTAGCAGTAACTTCAAACACATTAGAACCAGTTAAAGTAACTGGAGTCCCAGCTGTACCGCCAAAGTCTGAATCATCTACAGTAGAAGTAGCGTTTAGTACTTCACCTTGTAGGAACCCGTCCATTTCATTCGTGATATTTGTAATCAAATCTTTTCCGTATTGACTTTGAATGTCGTACGCAGATTGGATTTTAGAAACATCATCGATATAAATCATTGTAGATTTAGAACGGTCGATTGAAAGGTTTTGGTCAGTAGCAGAAATAGATTGTTCGTCCATGTCAGTACCAGGTACATACGTTTGAACGTAAGATGAACTTGGTAATGGTCTGTGGTAAACATCACCCATTTTCATGTCTGACTCACCTCTGAAAGTAGCTACTTGTCTGTAGATTGCAATTTTTTTGTGAAGGATTTGCAATGCCTTCGCCCAAATCTCGGGGTTTAATGCGACTAAATTGTTAGCCATAATGTTTTAAGTTAAATTATCTTTTGGATAATCTATTACTAGTTGCTCCGTAAGCTTCCATAAACTCCTCGTCAGACATATCGCTAAGCGGCTTAGGTTCTGCTTGTGGTGAACCCATAACATTAGGTCGTGCTGGTGGTGTTGATGTCAACTTACTTTTAACGAAATTATCGACTTCTGCTAAAGATTTACCTTGAAACTCTGAAGTTTTTACTAATCCCTTAACTATATCTAGTCGGGATTGAGCTGAAGGGTCTACAGCTATAAGCTGTTCTTCTTCTCGCTTCATTAGTTCTTGATGTTGGAGCTCTTCTCTTTTGACATACCCTCTTTGTTGGAGTAGTGCGTCTAGTTGAGCAAGTTGAGCGTCCGAATCTTCGTCGGTTTCGTTAGGCTCATTCTTAGGAGTTTTAGTGTGATATGCTTTTTCTAAATTAGAGTAAGCATTAGCTAATTCTTCCTGTGATTTGAATTTGCCTAGTATCAGTTCTCCCTCTGGGGCTGATGATTGGGCTTCTTGATCGAAGTTGTCCTCTTGGGCTTCGTCTTGGAAGTTGTCCTTGATGTCCATTTTGAATGGATTAAATAGTAATAGGGATATACCCAAAGCAACCTCCGACAGGGCGTTAGTCAGAGGCTGGTTTTGATATACCTTTAAGTTCTGCATTTAATAATCTGTTTAACCAAACTAAATGTTTTTTGATTAAACCTCGTTCAATTCTTAACACTTCTAATTTAGCAGGCTCACTTGTATCTAGCAAGTTGTCAACTCTTTCGTATTCATTTTCCCACCAAGCTATCATCTCTTTAAAACCCGTAGTTTCACAGATACTTTGGATACTACTTACTTGACTCTCATATAGTTTAGTAGAGTCATCTAATGCTAACGGTTTTTTTCTCCAAAATTTTATCATTCTAATCCTGTTAAATCACCGCCAACGACGGCTTGTGTTAATGCGTTCGGTTCACTAAGTGAAGGTACTGGTTCTGGCATATCACCAGGGGTCGGTAAGCCTTGTGGCATTCCTGGTTCCTGTGGAGCTCCACCTAACATACCCATCAATTGATCCATGTCTTGTTTAATGTATTTGCCTGAATCTTTACCTTCAAACCCACCCTCGATAATATCTTGCACAGCTCTGTCGAAATCTACATTAGCACCTGCTGCCGCTGCTCTTTCAAGTACAGTCATTAACGCTAAAGATTCTTCTCTTCTTTGTTCGATTGAATCGAAAGAACTTGAACCTATCTCAACTCTGATTGCATAACGTATAGGAGCTTCGTCAAAGACTGCTGGTTTAATCCATTTGAATTTATCCGAACCTATCGCTTGAACAATCACATCGTTTTCAGACTTCCTTGCTACTTGTTCTAGTAAGTCATAAGCTAATTTACACAACAACTCTTCGAAATGTTTAAGCGTATCAGCATACACAGTGTTACTTTCAAAGAATCTAGCCTTAACTGCTGTGGCTGTATTAGTGAATCCTTGTTGAGATGTCGGAGCTGTCGTATCAACTGTAAATGTAACACTTTGAATATCTCGTCTAACTTCGTTTTGATTTGAAAAGTAAGCTGTATCTATTGGCTGTTTAGGGATTTCTTTAATACCACCAAAAGCGTTATCAGCTCCGTTAGCTACTGGGATAATTGCACCTGGTGCAGACGCTCTCGCTAATCCTCTTGGGTCAATCCCACTATTAGGATCCCAAAAGAACGAATGATTTAGATTAAAATTGATATACTCAATCGCTGCGTTCATCTTAAAATTGTACTCTCTTTGAAGTCCTAGTAACGGTTCGATATAACCTGTTGCGTAATGTTGTTCTGGATCTTCAAAACAACCTGCAGAATAAATATTAATCTTAGGTATCTCTTCGTACTTCACTAATAAGCAATCATTAACTACCCATAACTCATAAATCTTATCGTCTTCTGGTTTGCCAGTAGGTGAATAAAACCCTTTATACTTATCTACATTTAAAGTTGTTACCTTCAACTCTGTCGCTTCACCGTCAGGAGTATTAATCTTGATTTGATACACAAACTGTTTATCCTCATTATACATTGACGTTGAACCTATACTAGTAATTTGATCTAAATTTACTAATTCATCTTTGTATAAATAAAGCTCTGATAAAGAAACTCTTTCGTGTCTCCATATTAACCCTGGACTTTCACTTGTTTGTACGAATCGTGGGTCAACTAATAACTCTGTCCAACTTAAATTCTTAATACACGGATAAGCTCTAGCTACCTTCTCTTCAACCTTACCGTTCTTTTTAGTTCTATAGTATTCGTATTTGTAATCAGTAGTTCCGTAACAGTTCCCGTATCTTACAAGGGACTTAGCCAACTGCCTAACAACTGGATTGAAATCATAATTATCAAAAGCATAGTTTAAATACTCTTGTACTGCTACTCCCCATTCCCTTATCTGTTCTTTGAATTCTTCTAGTGCCTCGTCTTGCTCAGCTTGAATTTCTGGGTCTTCTGTTTTAACTTTTTTAAAATATCTTTCTGCTAACTCGTCTGCTGTCTGTCGTAAAGATACAATAAACTTAGGGTTCTTCGCTGTTAAACGAGCAACCACTAAACTTTCGATCTGATTAGCAAAATTGACTTTGAGAGACGACGACCACTCAGCAGCTTTCTGCGATTCGTAAGATGTTGTTTCAGCGTAAATCTCTTTCAGTTTATCTCTACGCTTTTGCGTCATATTAAGATAACGAGACTTGGTAGCCTTAACGAATGCAACTGCTTTTGATTGTGAGTCGTAATCCATTCATAGTCTATCGCCCTAGATTAACTGTATTATAAAACCTTATGACTTAACTATCAAGCATAAATTATTCTGCCCATAGAATCGTAACGAATAGTTGGCATTTCTATACCTTCTTGCTTAGCGTACTTAGGGAAGTAAACCGAATATGCCATTTGTAAAGTGTCTATAATATCATCGTGTTTACCTCGTGGAAACTTCTTCAACTGTGTTTCTAGTTCGTGCATATCTCTACGCCAAAAAACCTTACCCGTTCTGATAGGTGTATCTAACTGTCGAATCTTAAACCCTTTATCTCCTGTTTGTGTAATCTCATCAATAGGAACATTAACATTATTAACTTTCATCTTCTCTCTTAACCACTGAGCCAAGACTGTTTGAGCTGCGTAAGATTCAACTCCTACCTTTTCAGATTTCCACTTGAGTAAATGGTAAATTATTTTATCAATCACTTCTGACGCTTGAAGCTTAACTTGTGAATACTCTAAGATATAAAGTTTATCCTCTTTAAAACCTACTGTCATTATCGAAGTGTAATCGTTTTCTTTCTTAACTTTAAACGCAGGGTCGACTAGCGTGAAGTGTCGCATACCAGTTGGCAACTCTTCGTAATATTGAAAGAATTCCTCGTGAAAGTACTGAGCTTCCTTATTGACTGGGTCTTGTTGATACTGACCAGAAAAGTTTGATTCGCCTAACGCTTGCCTTAATGATTCTAACGCTTTGATTGGGTAACGGTTCTCTTGTAATGGTTCTCCCATAGCTCTATGCTCTTCGTCTTGCGTAGCAATAGCAGGTAACACTAATCTATCCCACTTTTCACCTCCCAACTTCTCTCGTTCTTCTAAGTAACCGCACAAGTCATTTTCGTGAGTTCTTTGCATTATGATAATGATTGCGTCTGATAAAGGATTAAAAAGTCTAGATACTACGGTGTTATCATACCAACGGTTAATAGCTTCTCGCTTAACATCTGATTGAGCTTCATCTGGTTTAATCGGGTCATCTATTAAAAATATATTAGCCCTATTACCTGTAATTGAACCACCTGCACCAGTTGCCAAGTATCTACCTCCCATTTCATTAACCCATAATCCTTTAGCGTTTTGGTCATCTCTTAACTTAGGTCTGCGTGGGAACACCTCTAAGAATGTATCAGAAGTATAATAATCTCTAGCCTGTGTTCCGAATGTTTGTGTAAGTTGTGTTGAATAACCAGTAGCTATGATATGCAAATCTGGCTTATTACCTAAAGCCCATACAGGAAAACATTTAGTAATTAACTCTGTCTTTCCACTACCTGGAGGGATATTAATTATTAACCTAGTAATCTTTCCTTCTAGCACTTGCTTTAACTTCTCTTCAATTACCCAATAATGCCAGTTGTCATCAAAAGGTTTGTTTAGTTCCTTTTCAAATAAATACTTAATAGCCTCAACTAGGCTTTCCCTTTGAGTTATTGTTCGCCCTTCCAGTTCTCGGATTGCGAGTTCTTTAAGAGCTTGTGCCTTTAACGATTGCTTGGAGTTGGTCATTAGACAAGTCTTCTAGTTTAAGTGTTGTTGTGTTTGTAGATTCTACTTCTGATTTATCTTTCCAACCGAAATTCTTTAACGCAAAGATAGTTCCAGTTCTGCCATGTTTTCTAAGTTCTAACTCATAAGAGTTCTCAACTATCAATTTAGCTTCTTGGACAATATAAGCAAACTCTTCTCTCTTCTCGTAATCCATAAGACCCTGTCTTGAAGAACCCAAAGCAAGAGCTAAACCTGTTACGGTATACTCTTCTTCATTGGTTGTTTCTAAGTAGTGATTGATAAGCCCTATTAACTCCTCTGGGGAGTCCCATTTTCTAGGCTGACCAACTGACCTTTTTTGTCGTGTCAAAGTATTCAAGGTATTATTATTCGTTATCAGTTATTTCTTTTAGTGTTTCTTCTGTTGCCATTTGCATTATCTTTCGTTTACTCATTGTCTTTTTATGTATCTTGTTTAGTTCCCTAAAGCGGTTCGCTATCAACCTGTGGAGTAACATTAAGCTCTCTTGCTCTTCGGGTGATAAAGTCTTGGATACTAGGGGGGAGTTCGTCATAAGTTAATGTTTCAAATTGTGTTAGTCTATCAATAGCGGATTGAAGAGCTTCTATTTGTGGTTTTAAACCTGCTCTTCCTTTACGCTCTAGTGTTCTTAGATATTCTAGTTCTTTGTGGTAGTCCATATTAAAATACTTTTCGTTTTAAACTTCCAATCTTACTAGTGTCTTTCTTTCTCATCATCTTAGTACCTGAATCTAACTCTTTAATCATTCTTGTTTCCATACCTCGTGACATCTTAGCTACTTTAGGTTTAGCTACTCCTACTTTGATTTTGACTACTGGCATAGGCTTTAACATTTTACCTGCTTGTTTCATTAATGGTGATTTTCCGTACATATTTATAAACTTAAATGATATACGCCCAGTGAGTATATTATACTCCTTCTTTAATTAGTTTCAAGTCTAACTTCTTAGCTCTGTCCTCTGCTTCTTCTAAAGTTTCAAAGTGTACTGTCCATATTCTTATTCCTTTAGGGTCTAGTTCAGATAGTTCGTAGAATTGAGATTTTGTTATTAAAAGAGTCATAGAGCTTCTTTTAAAAATTTAACCATATCTACCTCAAACACTTTTTTACATTCCTGACAAACCGAATAACAATGCTCTCCGTATTGCGTAAACTGTGATAAATCAACCGTATGATTACATTTTAATATAACTTCTTCTTCCTTCTCCTCTACTCTTTTAGATAGCCAAAAATAAAAGTCATACATACCGTTTTCCTTAACAGTCATTGGTTTAGCTTCATCATACTCCCTTAGTAGTTCTAGTAGTTGTGATTCAAAGGTTTTCATAGATATATTATATTAAATTATTGGTTAGTTGTAAAGGGTTTTAGTCATTCCTTATCCTTAAATCTTCATATCTTTTTTGAGCTAATTCAAGTTTATATTCGGAAACTCCACACATTTCACCGTCTTTATATCCTTTGTCATATCCTAACTTGTAAATCCATTTTAATATCTTGTACATACTTTCATTGGTTAATTAATTTATTTATAAGTTTTCTAGCTGTATTATGACACCATTCATGCTCTTCAATCCCTAAGTTCTTCCCAACAAGCTCATAGGATAGCTCTAGATTATACTTCTGCTCTACTTGCCAAGCTATATTTTTCCCTTCTTTTAACTTTTTACTTTTACCAGTACGATTTAAGTGGTCAATAGCACCAGTACAATCAGTGTAAATTGTAATGTTTTTTACCAATAGCTCTTTTTGGTCTAGTAACTCTTTAAGAGCCATAACTATACACTCAATCTCCGCAAATACAGATTGACAATCCTTGCTAAACACTCCACTCTTGCATATTAAGAATCTTTCTGACTCGATCCAATAAGCCCAAGTAGCTATATTCTCAAAAATAGAAATGTCTGTGTAGATTTTTATGCTTAATTTTTTACTCATTTTCTTCTTCTTTAAAGAATCCAATAGCCTCTAAATCATCTGCTGTCTTTATTATAAACGGTAACATAGTTTTCATATCGTGACTACAAATAGTGTTATCACTAAATACATTTTCCATATACTCTTTTCTTGTTGTTTGTTTAAAAAACATTTCTCTATCCATAGTCTACTTGTTAATTAATTTTTTCCTTCTTGCTATCCTGTGCCTTCATTCTTAGTTTTTCTATCATGTGTTTTGGTATAACATTTACCTTTTGAAAGTCTTTAGAGTACTTCTCGGTAGCCTTAATCGCTTTCTGCTGTATAGGCTTTTTCATAACAGTTCTAATCTCTGAAACCTTATAGGTATTATCCTTTACCGTAACAAACTTCTCTGTGTTTAAAGCCTTTCTAAACGCTTCTATATGGTTTTCTGGTAAAATAAATCCACCTCCACCATACAAACTTACCTCGTAGTGATACTGCTGTTCAAACTTTTGTATATTCATAGCTTTTAATTAAATGTTTTTATTGAATCGTCTTTCTTAACTGGAACAAACCCTTTTATCTGCCTATAAAGATAAGCTAAACTACCCATATTTTTTAAATGGAATGGGTCATCTGCCAACTCTTTAAACCTAGAAGCAAACTCTTCTTGTCCTATTTTGTTTTTCAAATCCACTAAGTGTTTACCGTAAATCCTTTGCTGTTTAACAGCTTCTTTAAAGTTAGTTAAATGCAAAAGCCCCTGTATAGCATTGAGCATACGGTTTATATCCTCGTTCCCATAACTTACCTTTTCTTTAGCGGAACTTTCTTTTGGTGTAGCTTCTTCTTCTAAGATAGAATTAATAATTTCTTTCTTAGGCTTATCAGATTCTATCTGTATATCTTTAGATATATTAAAGTTAGAGTTAAGGTTTAAGTTAAGGTTAAGGTGCGATAGAGTATCATAGTCTATATATAGCCTATCGTTCTGGTCTTTAACTACACAAAAACACTCTTTTATGTTAGCAGGTAGTTGTTCAAGGCTTCTTTGGACTCCAAGACCAATTTTAGGATTAGATTGTTGGTGTTTTGCAAAATTCTTAATCAAAACATAGTCATCTCGATATAAAATCTTACTGTCTTTGGATAGTCTATGGATAGCCTTTGATAGCCTATCGTAGTCTATACTTGTTTCGAACTCGATAGTCTTTAGTGATATTTCGTATATACCGCATATCTCGGTATGGGTATTAGTAAGTAGGTATAAGAAAAGCAACTTAGATGTTTCGTCTAGGCTTTGTATATAGCTGTCAGTCCAGAACTTAGTATTAATTAAGCGGGTTTTTGCCATTGTTAGTATTGTTAGTTAGTTTTTTGTTTAGGTCGATTTTGTACCCATAAGATACATTATTTATAGTTTCAATCACTTCTAAGTTCCCGTCAGCGTATGCTTCGGTTAGAAAAGATAAAACCTGTTTTAGTTCCGTCATAATTTTGTTTGGTTAGTTAGTAAACGGTGCTTTTATTATCTAACACATTGAAAACAAAGTCAATATAAAAAAAGATTATACTGGTAGGAGAGGAGGGACTCGAACCCTCAAATTATAGTTCCTAAGACTATTGCCTATACCAATTCGGCTACTCTCCTGTGGTGCAAATAATAAGATTCGAACTTATACTTTATAGTTTTTGAAACTATTGCCTCTACCAGTTGGGCTATATTTGCATTGGCGGAAAGCAATAGACTTGCACTATATGCCCTTAAGCACCAGAGTCTTAGCAGGACTCGCCTACGCCTTGGTAGGTTTACTTTCCACTTGGAGGAAGATGTGAGATTCGAACTCACAGAGGGATTTCTCCACTCTACAGTTTTCAAGACTGCTGCAATAGCCATTCTGCCAATCTTCCTTGGTGGGTTGCCTAGGAATCGAACCTAGCGAGCTTTTGGCAACGGGGTTACAGTCCGCTCCGCCTCCATAACGGCATATCAACCCATTTGGTGCTTGTGAGTGGATTCGAACCACTACTTTAAGGGTTTTAAGCCCTCTTCCTCTGCCATTGGGATACACAAGCAAAATAACCGATTAAGTCTAATCGGGTTATAAAACAGTTTGCACTAAGTTCTACTGCCCGATTGGGTTTAGATAACTTAACGACAATAGTAATGCAATTTGTTTCATATTAGAAATATATTATTAATCAGTTTTTAAGTCAACATAAAAAAGACCTCTACTGGTACGCATAGTTTAGAGGCGTTAGAGGTACTAGTCGATTTAACTATAGCAAAGAAGCCCTAATAAATCAAGACTTCAAGCTAACTTCTAACCAAGCAAATATATTCTACGCCAATACTAGATTATATCAAGATTAAAGTAGATTTATGTTTGACTATGACAAATTAGCGTGGTAAGATTACCTCGTATTACTAACCAAATACAATATGCAAAAAGTTACAATAGACGAAGCAAATAAGATTAGTCGAGAGACTGAAATTAAAATGCACTTAGAAATAGCACAGGCTATTACAGACGAAGATATGTCGGCTCTTTTAGATTTAATTATTTTTGAGCAAGCTACAGTCTTACAAGTAGAAGACGGTAAATACATTGCTGATATAGCTAAGGAGTTTTACCCTTACGAATTAGATGAAAAGTTAGTTGTGGCTTATTTATTTAAGAATGGTGACAAGGAAGAAATGCAAGCAATCGCAGACTGGAGAGCTGATAACCAAGATAACTCATGAGATACTTTTTACTGTTAGCGGTCTTAATGACTATTTTCGTTCACTTAGAGGTACAAGATTACATAACTTACGGATTATGAACGATATAAAACAAATCAATGTCTATGAGTTTGATGAAAGGTTCTACCAAATGGGGGAGAAGTACGCTCCGTCAGTTACTTATAAACTTTCAATGGCTTCACCTACTGAATACGGATTAACTCAATGGAGAGGTGATGTAGGTAATCAAAGAGCTGACGAAATCCTAGAAGAATCTAGTCAATTAGGCTCTTATGTACATGACGCTATATTCCGAATGATACAAAGACAGAAAGTTACAAGTGACGAGGTGAGGTCAATGTTTAAATCTAAATCATGTCTTAAAATACTTAGATGTTTGAAAGGATTTGAAGAGTGGTTTAAGCAAGTTAAGCCAGAAGTACTAGGAGCAGAGTTTATAACTTGGAACGATAAGTATAATTTCGCAGGGACAGTTGACCTTAAATGCAAAATAGACGGTGAAGTTTGGCTGATAGACTATAAGACTTCAAAGACAATCCACGACCAACACCGATTACAACTTTCAGCTTACGGGTATTCTGAGAAGGTAGGCAAGTTAGGAATCTTACACCTAGGCAACACAACTAAAGCAGGCTGGAGTTTCCTAGAAGTCAAAGACCCTAAAAAATACTGGTTACAGTTCGAAAAAGTTTCTGAGTTATTCGACTTAAAATTCCCGAACGCTAAACCTAACCAAGATATATTTCCAATAGAATTTAATTTATTTACATGAGTTACTTAAAACTAACAGACGGAGTTACATTTACCGTCAAAGAAGCTGGAACTTACCAGTGGAAGAAGTGGGATTCAGCCAATAGCAAGATGCTAACATCTGACACTTACCAAGACGGATTTAGCAAGAAGTACGCTATCACTACAGACAAAGGAACCTTAGACGCTTCCTCTGACCAACTTAGACAAATGTTGGAGGGCGGATATTCTAACGGTACATCGAACATTATCGGACTCACCTACAGCGTCAAAACTAACGGTAAGACAGGCATAGAGATTCGATACTACATAAACCCCATTCGAGAGGTTAAAACGCAACCAGTGGCAGATACGGAGCTTAGAGATGATTTACCGTTTTAAGAAATATATATCAATAAGAACTTAATAATGAAACTTAACCTACACAACGCAATCATAGAAAACATAGCTAGTCGAGCTGACGGTAGTTACAAGGTAGTCTTAGGACTTCCCGAATTGCCACCAGAAGAAGCAGTTGAACTGTTTAGATGTCTAAGGAAGGAAGTAGTCACCGCAGAAGTCAACTATGACCCAGAAACAGAGGGCAAGTCACACTCTAAAAGACTTAAAAATACTTTGTATGTGGTATGGGAGAAACAATTTAAGCCTACTTACCCAGACTTTGAAACCTTTTATAAGGTACGAATGGAACAACTAATTAATCAATTAAAAGATAAATATTTAACCTAAGAACATTATGATTTGTTCAATCAACTTTGACACAAAAGAAATTATAAAAGGCGTTAATGCTTCAAGAGATTGTACGCTTCCTGTCAGCTGGAAAGACGACCATGACATAAAAGTTTGCGGACAAGAAGATTATGAAAGGTTAATCAAAAAGGGATACAAATCAATTAACCAATAGAACTATGTTTAACAAAATAAAGAACTTGTTTAAGAAACCAAAACCGTTTATCCAGGAAGACTGGAGTAATGCTGAAAGGGCTATGAAGGAAGCTCTTAGTGGAAGGTATGAAAAAGGGACTGTATACATTAATGACTTAGGAGTGCTTAAAAAGGTAAAATCTATACAGCTTACACCTAAACTCACCAAATCAGAACTAATAGCCCTACACTCTTGTATGGAGTTTGCTATTAAAGGCAAAGAGGTAGGACTTAACGCAGGCGTTCGACCTGCTATGACTATGAAAAGATTAACTGATAAAGGTTACCTAGTAAGAGTTAAACGAGGGATTTACAAACTTAGCTTCATCAAATGACACTAAAAGAACTTAAACACCACCGTAAAATAGCAGTAGAAAATCTTTACTTCCGAAAAGAAGGCAAAGACTACTGGAGAAAAGAACTAGATATTATTAACAATGAACTATGCTTACTACAAAACAAAAAATCCTACTAGCTCTGTATAACAATCGGAGTAAAGCAGAAATCAAAAAAGAGTTTAATATGAGTAAACAACTCTTAGATTATCACATTAGAAACTTTGTAGAAAAGGGCTTAATAGAAAGAACAACAGGGTTTAAATTTACAAAGAAAGGAGTACAAGTTGTCAAGCCTATTAACTTGACTAAGACAAATATATAACCTAATCTATACACATGGAAAAACTAAACAAAAGAGAAGCAGACGTACTTAATAGTATCTTATGCTATCTAGATCCCCACTATGACGAATTATTTAAAATACCTAATCTGTATAAGTATTCTAATAAGTCAGAGCCTACAATATACAGACACTTTCAAAAGCTATTGGCTAAAGGTTACGTACAATCAATAGTTGAATCAGACTGTTATACTTTAACATTTATAAAACGATGACATTAATAATATACTCTTTAACGGGGATTCTAATTGCTTTAAAAGTAACAAATGTAATTTTGTGGTCTTGGGGGATTGTATTTTTACCATTCATTTTGCATTGTATATTTATTTATAAAATAACCTTGAGAAAAGATAAATCAGACTGGTAAGAATTCTAGAAAATGCAAGATAGGAGATTACTAATATTAACCAATAAAACTATGGAATCAAAATGCAAATGTTGTGAAGGCACAGGAATACAGATTAATAAAGATTTACTCAAAGTAATTTGCCCATGTTGTAATGGGACAGGATTGCCACATGGTACTGTTACTAATTACATGACTAACTTAGACTAATTATGAACAAACTAGAATTTGTATTAAATAAAATCATAGAAAAGTGCCCAGAGCTAAAAGGCGGGCACTATAACACAAACGGAATAAGCTCTTTAATGACATGCTTGCCTGTTCAGCTTGAACACTTATTATTGACCTGTTACCAACAATACGACGAAGATAAAGATTACGACAGAGTGAATCTCATAGATGGCTATATATGCCTTTCGCATTGCGGATTGCAATGTATGTATTCTAAGGCAATTGCTCCCTACGACCTAACCAAATCAGTAACAGACAATCTCAAATCAAACGAGAATCTATTAAACTTTCTTTATTCATTATTTAACCAAGAGGATTTATGAAACATCAACTAGAAATAGTTAGAGCTTTTGAATCTAAATTGTCGGAATGCTTTAAAATACTTTCAGCTACAACTTCTGCTAGTTTTGCTTATGCAGATACCGCAAGAGGTCTATTGGTAGAAGCAACAAGGTCTTTAAAAGAAGCACAAATGAAAGATAGAATTGTTTACCTTGAAACAGAACTAAACAAACTACTAATTAACCAAGAATAAAACTATGCTACATACTTTACAAGAATGTTTAATGGCTGCACTAATAGTCGCAATGATTTCAATGGCAGGAATTTTAGTCTTAGACAAGGTGTTATGTAGTTTAAATCAGCCTTGCACAGCCTACCAAGCAATAGACGGTAAGCCTGTATGTATAGAATATCAATTAAATAAATAGAGATGAATATAGATAAGTTCCTACAGTTTCTACGAAAAGGAGTGGAGTATAAATGGCACACATCACAACATTGCTTTAGCGAATGGGTGGTGGTCACCAATGCGTTGCCAAATCCTCGTGAAAAAAAATGGGAATGGAGAGCTAATTTCTAATTTGTTTGCCAATTTAGTTAAACTTGTTTTCATTTTTTAAAACTTAAAGTATACAGCTCCCTTTTAACTCTTACTAGATAACCTTTATCAGTTAGTCTTTTCATTGTCATTGCAGGTCGAATCCCTGCGTTAAGTCCTACTTGTCTACCTTTAATAGCATACTCCATACAAGAGTGTAGAGCTATTAGTTCTGATTTAGTGAGTTTAGGGAACATATTAATTGACTTAACTCTGTATTTACCGTCTTTATCAAGTTTAAGGTTATCCCAATTTATAGGCTGTACTCTTTTGGTTGCTAATTCTCTCATTTTGTCGTACCACTCTTGGCTTTCTTTTGGTATTTCTTTCTTCTTAAACAAGTTCCTTATTTTGTTAAACATAGTTCTTAGGTTAAATATTATGTTCTTTTATTAATTGGTCTAGTAGATTAAGGTTATCCTCGCTTGGAAAAGGTAAATTAATCTTATGTTGTGATAGAAAAAATCTATCTAAGTCTTGTATCACTCCTTGAAGCTCTATAGTAGTTAGTTCTGTTGTAGATTCTTTGTCGTATTTTGCTATCATAATCGGACGGAAAAGATAATCTTTGCATAACTCCATAGTGGGAGTGATTTCTACGCTAGGTTTCAAAACCTTTCTTAAATCTAGACCTTGTTCGGTCATTTTCTTAGCTAGCAAGGTAAGCCATTTATGTAAAGCCCGATTCTGTTTAGTTGTTCTAATCATAGTTTTTCAGCTTGTTGTTTAATATAGTTAGAAGTTTTTAATAAAAGTTCTTGCGTAGATTGTAAAACTTTTAAAGCCTCTTCGTTTTCCACGGCTGGCATTTGAATTGATAATAAATTTTCTGCTAGAGCGATTAACTTATCTTTGTCTGGGGCAAGCTTAGCTTTCTTCTCTGCTAATTCTTTTTGTCGTTGTACTTTTGCTTCTGCTTCTTGTTTTGCTTTCAATTCTGCTTCTAACTTGGCTTTGGCTTCTTGTTCAGCTTTGATTTTAGCTTCATAAGCTTCTCGTTCCCTTTTTTCAGCCTCTAGCCTTTTAGCTTCTTGCTCTGCTCGTAGTTTAGCTTCTGCCTGTTCTTTTCGTTCTCTTTCTTCAGCTTCTTGTTTAAGCTTTTTGTTTTCAGCTTCAATTCTTGCTCGTTCTTCGGCTTCTGCTTTTTCTTTTGCAATTCGTTCTTGCTCAATTTTTCGTTCAGATTCAAGTTTTTGCTCTAACTGCAATTTTGCACCACTTAATAGTTTGTTATAATCCTCTTCGCTCATTTCTCGTAAATCCACAAACGGAATAAACTCTTGATATGGTTCAAGTTCTTTTTGTCGTGCCTCCTTTAATTCGTCTTTTCTTTTAGATTCTTGAATTTCAGCAAACTTTTCTTGTTCTTCAAGGTGTTTTTCGATTGGAACAATTAAGTACTCAATTACATTATAAACTCCTTGCACTGCTTTGCCGTATCTCAAAGAGTCTTCTTTAAGCTCTTTCCTTTTTTTATCTGCATTTACTCTAATTTCTTTTAATGCAAGCCTAGCTTCTCTTGCCATTTTCATTTCTCTTGTTTGAGAAACATCTGTAACTTTTAATTCCTTAGCTTTGTTTTTCCACTCTTCGGCTTGTTGGAAAAAAGGCATAAACGAATCTTGTAATGTTAGAGCTGTTGATTTTTCAACTCCGCTTTCTGTTATAACTTCTATAATTTGGTTGTTCATATTTTTAATTATTTAATAAATATATTCTTTCTATTTTCTAACTCTATCCCTGCAACTAAAAGGCTATTTTAGATATTAGGTCATTTACTTCTGCAAGTGTTTGCTCTTGATACTCTCGGTAAAACTTAATTTTTTCTTTTAAGTCTCCTCGTTTAAGCTCAATCCAATGTATAGGTATTACAGAAATTCTAGGGTCATAAAAAGTTACAAACAAAGTTTCTAGGTCTTCGTTAACAATGAAGTATTGCATAGTTTGTTCTTCGTATTCTTTAGGCACTTTTTGCTCAAAGTAAGCTTGCAAGTGCTTAGCAGAGTTCAAGCATTTAATTTCTACTGCTTCTTTATATTTACCGTCAATCATAATAAGACCGTCTGGGCTAAGAGCAATATCGTCATTAAAGTCCGATATACACAATCCTACCGATTCAACCTGCTTCCCAGTCTTAGTAGAAAATAACTCAATAGCTACTGGCTCAAGTTCGTGTCCTCGTTCCATAGCATCTTGGTAGTCTTCTTTAGTAGCTAACTTTTCAGCAATGAGTTCATAGAACCCTAGCTTTCTTTCT